GTGTTTAAAAGTATCTAACACTAAAAAAGAAACCGTCAGCTTTTTCCAATATGTGCCCAATATTAAAAAATCGGGTTCTATGACATCATCTACAAAAGCGTCAACATATTTATTGCTTCCATCATTTACTAATCTACCACCACCATTTAGCCATAAATGCACATCATCAATGTTTGTATCTGGTGGTAATAAGATTTGTGCTGTCGTCACATAACCACTAAACCCTAATTCCGTTCTTGTCGTTTTGTCTGACCCTTCAATAAAATGAAGTTGGGTTTCTAACTTTGATTTCTTAAAAAGCGGTGCAATAGTACATCTTCCGTAAACATCTATATGCACTCCATTAAAACTAAACATTAGAAACCCCCTTTATAATTCTTGTATCTACAAAATTACCAACTTGTTCATCATTTAGCACAACGTTTAGACCTGTTATCACTTTTTTGAACTCGTGTGCTAACTGCTTGTAATCAAATTGGTTGCCTTTTGCTTCATCAAAATTGTATTTCTTAGGTGTTAACATTTCTCCCGTTACGGTACTGCTCATGCTCATGCTTGCTTTTGATACCTTTTTAGTTGCGTCATCAATCCCAATCGCTAAGCCTTCTCCAATGTTTTCACCATATCCAGCCATCAGCTTCGATGGGCTTCCAATTCTAAAAAACTTTTTGAAACCATCACCAATTTTGCTTGCTACATTTTTGACTGCATTTCCAACCCCACCAATCATTGACTTGATACCGTTGGTTAAGCCACTGATAATATCCTTACCAATTTGGAATAAATTGATATTTTTGAAAACATCAAATATCTTATCTTTAATATCAGTAAATGTTCTTTTGATTGTAACCCATAATTTGCCAGCCCACTCCATAATTTTATCCCAATTTTTATATAGTAAAACTCCAACCGCTATGACGGCGGCGAAGGCTAAGATTGCCAAACCGATAGGGCTTATCAAAAATGCAAAAGCTGTACTTAACATTCCTATTGCTGTTGTTAATATTCCAACTATCCACACAACTGGACCAATGGCGGCGACTACCCCCATAAATATTAGAATATTAGTTTTTAAACCATCATCTAAACCACTAAACCAATCTATAATTTTTGTTACCGCTTCAATTACACTAGTGATTGCTGGTAATAAAATTTCTCCAAAGTCTGCTGATACATCTACTATTTTAGCACCTAGTAAACCCATTTTAGTTTTTGCGTCTAAATTTTCTTCGGTGTATGCTGTTAGTGCGTCACCTGATTGCTCATAAGCCAAAGCCATCAATGCTTGTGCTTGCATTTGTTTGGTAACTTCTTCACCTTGTTTAGCTAATCCCATTTCGTAAGCTTTGTTTGTAACTTGCTCTTTGCTTACTTGAATACCCAGTCTTTTTAATGATTCGTATGAACCTGTTAATGCACTTTGAAAAGCACCAGATACATCTTCTGCAGAATGAGTTGCACTATTAAAGTTAGTCAACGCACCCACCAAGTGCATGGTGTCCCCTGTGAGTTCGGTTGCTTCTTCACGCATGAACCCCATTGGTATAAGTAAATCCTGTATGCCAGAAGCCATGTTTCTAGCTGAAGCCGTTGTTGCTGGTGTTAATTTTTTAAATTCTTCGATAAATGCGTCAGAATCTGCCGTCATACCCGCAAATACTGTACCATACTTTGCTTCGGTTGCTTCTAAATCCATTGCTGATTTAGCAAAACCAGCTACCATACCAACAATCGGTAACGTAACCCCTAAAGTCATTTTTTTACCAGTGTCAGTTAGGTTTTTACCAATTTTAGTCATTTTATCTTGAAAGCTATTAAGGTTATCCGTTGCTTTTTTTATATCCGCTTGTACCTTAACCGAAATATTTGCTACTTCCATTAAACCACTCTCCTTTCCATGCCCTTGGCTACCCTGGTAAAGGCATTGAACATTTCTTCATCTGTCATTTTTATTTTTTCTTTTTGCATAAAATCTTTGGCTTGGAAGGTCTTACCCTTTTTCTTATTCATTGAAAAGTTAGCAATTGTTGCACAAATTAATGCACTCCTAACATCTGCTCTTTTTTCTAATTGTTGGATAAAGCCAAATCTTGATCTATGGTATTTAATAAACTCCGAGGGTATTGACTGCCAAAATTCATCTGGCTTTATACCAATACTATATGCCAAGCCCTCGAGTTGTGGGACATGATGAGAAAAGGCGAGTGTCGTTACTCCCCCTCGCCGTCACTTTCCTCTGTTTCAACGTGTAAAGCGTATAGTAAACATTGGCTTGCTTTTTCTGTTAAATCCCCAATCTTACCACCTTCATCTAAAAAGTCCTTGATGATGATACCAGTACGTTGTATGGTTAAACCCCTGTCAGCGTGTTTTAATCCACCCCATATCAGCATTCTAATAGCATTGAAGCCCATTGACTGCTCATTATAAATGGCTTGTACAGGCTTACCAGCAACTTCTTCGATATCACATATTGCGTTGAAGTCGTATTTTATCCAATAATCTTTTTCCTTAACCGTGAATGAAAAACTTCTCATATAAATCTCCTTTTTTTAAGCACCTGTAAATACTGGTTTACCTGTTATTTTGATTGAAGCACTAAATGATAATTTGTCGTCATGTGGTGCGTCCATACTAAAAGCTGTTAAAAATCCCGAAAACCCATATTTGCCTAAAGAAGATGGGTAAGTAATTTCCATAGCATTTGCAACACCGCTATCAAATAATGATTGTAATGCTGTTTGTGAAGCTACCCCTGTAAAGTTTCCTTCAATTTCTACCGAACCAGCGTCTTTCAACCCTTGTGCAAATTCTCTAAAACCGTTTGCACTATCATGTGCCGTTAAGTCTATTTCATCAGCCGATTGGTCTGGACCTGATATACTTGTTAAACTAGCTACTGGTGTTAAAGTCGATTCGATTGTAATGCTTAATGATGTTCCGAATGCAAATGTTCCTGCCATATTTTTTCCTCCTTATATGGTTCTAATAAATCGTATGTAAAATCCTAATACTGCACCAAACTTATCCCCTGATTTGATATCTGTTTCATTTTCTAAAGTTATCAATCTGATTGATGTTGTTCGGTAATTTAATAATGTTTTGATTGTTTCTGCTATTCCCCTTGTTTGCGGTACACTAATTCCCCATGATACTACTTCGATGACGGCTTCGTTAATTAGATTTGTTCCCTCATGGTCAAAATCCTCTACTCCACTCATCTGTGATACCACCACATACGGCATAGTTGTTGTTGCAATGGCTTCTTCAATAAAAACTGGATAGGATGTTAATATTGCGATTTTGTTTCTTATATCTTTAATCATCATATTTTGATACCCCCAATTCTTTTGGTAAAGATTTTCCCAATTTTAGTCGTGTTGTTATTTAAGCCTCTTAATAAAAACTTGCTACCGCCAACCGTATGGTTTAATTCCATACCCTCGTGTTGATATCTGGCATAGACAACGTTTGAGCCAATCACAACTGTGTATTCTTCATTGCTGTTTAATTTGATATCATCAGGATCGCCACCCCTAAAATCTTTAGCGACTACTTTTTCTTTTCCTACTTTATATCCTATTGAGTTTCTTAATCTTCCCATATCGACTGGTGTCAACTTTTTAGCAGATGTTTCTACTACCATGCCAGATTCTGTTAATGCCTTATAAGTTTCAATTTCAAGCTTTTTGATGTATTCCTTTAATTTGCTCGACACTTTAACGCTCATAAGTCAAATCCACCTGAATAAGTCTGTCAAACCCCATAACATTATTTACCGCTACAACGTCATATAAGCGCCCTAGATAGCTAAACTTGTTTAATGGTGTTATACCTTCACTTTTAGTATAAAGCCTGTGTGTGCTAATTTCTGTATCTCTCTGAGCGATTAATGGTTCATTACCACTCATCATTCTTAACTTGCCCATGATTGTTGTTTCTGCATAGGTGACTGTTGGTTGTCCCCAAGAATCTACGCCAGATGTTGGTGTTAATAAAGCGATTTCTTCAAACCACTTTTCTAAGGGTAGACTTGTCGCCATTGTGCTAACTCGTTTCTGTATGTATTTTTCCAACCGTCATCATAGGTTACAGAGTAATCACCTAAACTTTCTGATTTAATACCCACTGATTGACTTGCAATTTTAGTGGATAAATCAAGCACTGCCATTGGTATCGCCAAGCCATAAA